GGAAGCAATCAAGGCTGTATTCCCTGCCAAGTTTCGCAATGACTTTGATTGGGGTGAAGCAGAACACATCAACCGTCACATCGCCGCCGTCAAAAAAGCGCACGAACAGCGTAACGCTCGCATCGTCGCCAAATTCAACAAGGCTGGCATTGAGTCAATCGACGTTGATAACTTCAAAGTGGTCTATGGTCAAAACTTTGAGGGTATGTGGTTGATCGACGGCTTCCGCGTTAAGATCGAGGTAATCCTTGCTGGCGGCTACAACATCCAGCGGCTACATCAGCGAGTGCTGGTAAACATCAAAGAAATGAAGAAGGCCGCGTAAGCGGCCCTTTAGGGAGGGTAAGCAATGAATAGTGAAATTGGTAGTTTGGAGATAAGCAATTTATCAGATGAGCAAATTGTAGTGTTACGGCATTTAACATTCGTCGCGCAAGATGGGTTTGATGATTCTTCCCACTATTGGAAAACCAAAGCGGAAAAAGTAGAAGATGCGGAGCTTGCCGAAGATGCCAGACAGTATGCGAAAGAAGAGCTTGTAAGAGCAAATCAATGCAGTGTTTTACAGAATCGTTTGCGGGAAGAGCAACGCCAAAGACAGGCTAGATATGAGGCAAAGGCATGAAGCATGAACGCATAGACGATATGATGTTAGACACTTTCGTGCGGCAAAAGTATCACTGGAAGTCTCTAACGCCCCGCCAGCAGTACAACATGGCAGTAGAGCTAGCGTATTACCGGCACATTGAGCCGAAGCTATACGACTTCATAGATCAGATAATGAGAGACAACAACGACAAGCGGGATTACCGCAAACTATTGGGAGTAGATGACAATGAGCATTTCTGAGCATTGGTTAGCGTTGGGATTTATAGCGATTTTGGCGCTGATGGGCGTAGCTGGCGATGGCGACTATCAAGAGGAGCTAAACGAGCAGGCGCATTACTGCAAAATGATCCATCTCTACAAAATATCAAACGGCGAGTCAGGATGGCCCGATTATGAAAACAAAAAAGCTACCTGTACGTTTTAAGCTATCAAAGTATCAAGTAGCCGAAGCAATGGAATTGCTAGATCAGGGCGTAGTGTTTGAAACCGTGGCAAACGAGTTTGATGTACACAGAAGCACGCTAGCAAAATATATCCGTTGTGCAGAAATGTACGGGTACAGTTTTTGGAGTAGAAACCCAAGACAAGATTAAGCCCCGCTCCTAAACGGTGAGCCGTGGCATCGTAAGATTAAATGCCAGCGTGGGGCTTGAGCATTGATAGCGCAAATTTAATCATCCACGGCACCTAAACTCTGATACCATAGTTATATGGAGCAAACCGTCACTATAAGATGGAAACCCATAACATTTGGGGAAATGCCACGGGAAGCAGGCACCTATCTGGTTGCTTTCAGCGATGGCACGGTAGAGTCTTATCCAATGGATGACAGCGACATTGGTGACGGTGAAATCAGAGCAGGAGCAGAGACAGGGCTGTATTGGGCGCATTCAATACCCCATCCCGATATGTAATGGCAAAGACATCAGCGCAAGCTAGAAAGCAAGTACGCAGGGATGAGTTGCGAGCCTACCTTAGCGAAAGAGGCAAAGTAACGTATGTACTTGAGAACATAGAAAAAATCGAGGCGCTTGATAGTGGCTGTGCAAACTTCCAGAAAGACCTATTAAAGCTAAAGACGGCAAACGAACAGCGCATTAGATTGCTGAACAAGTATCTTCCAGATGCAAGGGAAGAGATACAAGAGATAGCAGAGCTACCGCCTATCGTTATCAATCTGGCTAACAGTGAATCTGACTAAACCGCAAACGCTCATTTTTCAAGATGATGCGCGGTTTAGAGTGATCGTAGCAGGGCGGCGCTTTGGCAAAACGTTTCTGTCTACAGCGGAGCTAATCAGGGCGGCAGTAAGTGGCGAAGAGCGTAACTGCTGGTACATAGCGCCAACATACAAAGCGGCTAAGGAAATTGCGTGGCAGATGCTACTGCAAGCCATCCCGCCTGAGTACATTGTTAAAACGAATGAGACAGCCTTAAGTCTGCATCTAGTCAATGGCTCTACGATCAGCTTAAAGGGCGCAGAAAAGCCCGACAACTTACGAGGCCGCGCATTAGACTTCTGCGTGCTTGATGAGTTTGCGGATATGCGTAAAGAAGCGTGGTATGAGGTTATTAGGCCATCGCTCTCAGACCGCAGAGGATCAGCGATATTTATCGGTACGCCCAAAGGCCGCAATCACTTCTATGACCTGTGGACAAAGGGCGCTGATAAAGATGATGGTTGGGCGGCGCATCAGTACACAACGCTGGAAGGCGGCAACGTAGAGCAAGACGAAATAAAAGCCGCTAGACAAGACCTAGACGAACGCACCTTTGAGCAAGAATATGAGGCGCGTTTCGTAAACTACTCAGGGATTATTTATTACAACTTTAACCGTGAAGAGTCAGTGCGCCGATACGAAGGCAATACTGACCGCATACTGATCGGTATGGACTTTAACCTAGACCCTATGAGCGCGGTTGTAATGGTGCGTATTGGCAACGTTCTGCACGCATTCGATGAGATTGTAATCTTTGGGTCTAATACCGATGAGATGGCAGATGAGATACGCAGGCGGTATGGGCGCAAAAATGTTACGATATACCCTGACCCAGCGTGTCGCCAGCGCAAAACGTCTGCTGGTGGGCGTACTGATTTGTCGATACTGCAAAATGCAGGCTTTGAGGTAAAGGTTAGAAACTCGCACTCAGCGATAAGAGACAGAATTAACGCAGTCAATTCCCGACTGCGATCAGCCGATGGCATAAGGCAGTTGTTTGTTGATCCCAAGTGCAAGAAAACGATTGAGTCACTTGAGCGGCAGACGTACAAAGAGGGAACCACGCAGGTAAACAAAGATGATGGTTTCGATCACATGAATGATGCGCTTGGATATGCTGTTGACTACCTATTCCCGATTAGAAAATCTCACGCGGTACAGCCGCCGCAGAGGTGGACATGATTAATGTAGACATTGAATACCAGCACCCTGATTACGAGAACAACGTTGACCGCTGGGAGTTTTACCTACGCAGTTACATGGGCGGTCAGGATTACCAAGACGGCTCATATTTGTCGCAGTATCTTAACGAAGATACGAAGGCGTATGACCGGCGCATAGGGCTGACACCGCTAGACAATCACTGCAAAAACGTCATACACATCTATTCATCGTTTTTGTGGCGTTTACTGCCTACCCGCAACTTCGCCGGTATGGAAGGCTCGGCAGAGCTAACGGCGTTTTTAAAAGATGCAAACCTAGACGGGCAGAGCTTCAATTCATTTATGCGAGAGGCGCAGATCTGGTCTAGCGTTTATGGTCATGTTTGGATACTGGTGGATAAGCCGCGCTCGCAGGCAGGCACAAGGGCAGAAGAGCTAGCGCAAGAGATTAGACCCTACGTTACGCTGATAACGCCCGAAAACGTATTTGACTGGAAGTGGGAGCGGCAGGCGTCTGGCAGGCATCAGCTTGTTTACCTAAAGATACGCGAGTCTGTAAACCGCATAGACGGTACGCATACTGTGACGCACTTCAGAGAGTGGACGCCAGAAGAAATTAAGCTAATTCGTTATGACGGCGCAGAGCATCAGGTCATTGACCAGATCGACAATCCGATTGGCAAAATACCGGCTGTGTATCTACCGGCCAACCGTTCAATCGTGCGCGGCATTGGCATTAGTGACATTTCAGACATTGCTTATATGCAAAAAGCAATTTACCAAGAGCTAAGTGAAATCGAACAGCTAATAAGGATTAGCAACCATCCGACATTGGTAAAGACATTCGACACGGACGCAAGTGCTGGTGCCGGTGCGATCATAAATATAACTGACGATTTAGACGCGGGGTTACGCCCGTATCAAATGCAACCATCTGGGGCAAACCTAGACGCCATTAGAGCGTCTATACAAGACAAGATAGAGTCGATTAACCGCATGGCGCACATGGGCGCTGTACGCGGCACAGAAGCAGTCAAGCAGTCAGGCATAGCATTGCAGACTGAGTTTCAAATGCTGAATGCAAAGCTGTCCGAGAAGGCCGATATATTAGAGCTAGCCGAAGAACAGTTATGGGCGTTCTACTGTAACTGGCAACAGCACACTACACATGAGGTTATGGTTAGCTACCCTGATTCGTTCGATTTGCGTGATTACGAGTCTGAGCTTAGATTCTTGCAACAAGCGCGTGCATCTGGCGTTAAGTCAGTAACGCTACTGCGCGAGATTGATAAGCAAGTAGCAGACCTTGTGCTAGATGATGAAATGCTTACGCAAGCGCACGCAGAGATTGATGAGCAGACAACGGCAGTCGGTGACTTCGACAAGACAACGCAAATCTACAAATACCACATCGACTCTGGATTAGTGACGCCAAACGAGGTGCGGCAGAAGATCGGGCTTGATGAAGTAGCAGGCGGTGACGTATTGCTAGAGCCTGTAGAGGCGCAGAATGTCGGCACAAACGGACAGACTTAATGACGTTATTGCTTTAGCAGAAGGCCATCAACGGCGACTGCTAGAGGCACTGCGTGATTTAGAGCTAGACATTGTTGCGTTGTTGCGTGATGCGCCATTGCGTGATGGGCAGTTGTTTGACTTAGAGTGGGCAGTACAAGCCCGTACACAAATTAGGCAGGCGGTTGATGCGCGTTATCTTGCGGCTGTTGATTCGTTTGTATCAGAGTATGCAGAGGTGGCTCAGGAAGCAGAGGCGCTATTAGGCACATTCTCAGAGTTTGTGCGCCTAGATCAAAGCGTGCTTAGCCAGTTACAGCAGATCACCTACAACGGCTATGCCGCCCTTGGCGATGAATTTGTCGAGGCAGTAAACAAGCAGATATACGAAGCGACCTTAACGGGTCAAACCTTTGCCGATGCTGTTAGGGTTGTGCAAGATAGTGTACAGTCTGACCTTGCACGTTATGCTCGGCAAGCGGTACACGATGGGCTTATGGACTTCGACAGAGCAATCAATATGAATATGGCGCTAGAAGCTGGCGCGGATAGATTCGTATACATTGGCCCTGATGATGATGTAACGCGCCCGCATTGCGATAAGTTTGTAGGCCGCACATTAACTACAGACGAAATTAGAAAGGCATGGGAAGGTTCTTGGGCAGGGAAGCGCGAGGGCAGTCCGTTTGTAGTCGCTGGCGGTTATAACTGCCGGCATCATTGGTCGCCAACATTTGAGTGAGGTATTTATGCCGTATCACAATGGAAAGAAAAAGAAGAAAAAGAAAAAATCGCGTTAATTTGTTAAACTAACTGTACTCCGTAGGAGGTTCGTTACATGAGCGATGAAATCATGGAAGAAACGGTAACTGAGGCCGCAGAGCAGGAAACTGTAGAAACTCAGGACGTTAAGACATTTACGCAAGATGAAGTTGACCGGATAGTTGCTGACCGGATTGCGCGCCAACAGCGGCAGTTTGACAAAAAGCTAGACGGCATTGACCTAAATGAAGTGCGTGAGCTACTCAGCCAGCGTGAGCAAGCACAGGTTGAGGAGCAAAAACAGCGCGGTGATTACGAGGCCATCATTAAGCAAATGTCAGATAAACATACTGAGAGGGAAACACAGCTAAAGAGCCAGCTAGAGCGCACGTTAGTTGACGGTGCTTTGTTGACGGCGGCATCTAGGCTTAATGCTGTATCGCCCGATCAAGTGAGTGCGTTGTTACGAAGCTCCGTTACGTTATCTGAAGATAACACCGTAGAAGTATTCGACAATAACGGGACGCCTAGATACAACGACTCTGGCAATCTGTTATCAGTTGATGAACTGGTATCAGAGTTTTTAACAGCCAACCCGCATTTTGTAAAAGCATCGGCAGGCGGTGCAGGATCAAGCGGGGCCGCTGGAGGTTCTACGAGCAAGCCTTTAAGTTACTCGGAAATGCTGGAAAAAGGCGAAGAAGGTATGCGGCTATTTCGTGAGCAGAAAATGCGCGAAGCCGCCCGATAACTTAACTATTGTAGAGGTATCCAGAAATGGCTAACGAAACAACTTCAACCACTTTAGACGATCTGTTTGCGAATATTATTCTGCAAGCACGATTCACCGCAGAAGAGCAGTCCATCATGCTTGGTCTGGTCACGCGTTATGACATTGGCAACGTAGCGGGTAAGACCGTACAAGTGCCTAAGTACCCTGCTATTAGCGCCGCTGGCCTGACGGAAGGTACAGATATGTCTAACACGGCAGTATCTACCTCTAGCGTAACAATCACCGTTGGTGAGGTTGGCGCTATGGTAACGCTGACTGATATGGCGGCTATGGGCGCTGGTAACCCTGCGGCAGAGCTTGGCACTGTTTTGGGTAACGCTATCGCCACTAAGATCGACACTGACTTGATCGCACTGTTTGATGGCTTCAGCACTGCGCTGGGTTCAGCAGGCACAGAGATCACTGCGGCACAAATCTTTAAGGCGGCGGCTACTCTGAAGAATGCTAAGGCTCCCGGTCAATATGCGGCTGTCCTGCATCCCTATCAGGCGTACCAACTCAAGGCCAACATGACCAACACGTTTGCAAACCCCAACGGTGGCGATTTGCAGAATGAGGCTATGCGTACTGGCTACGTTGGGCAGATTGCTGGCGTAAACATTTACGAGTCTGCAAACATCACTGTAGACGGCAACGACGATGCCAAGGGCGCTGTATTTGCTCCCGAAGCAGTTGCCATCGCAATGAAGAAAGACTTTAACATCGAGACTCAGCGTGATGCGTCACTGCGAGCCTTTGAGCTTAACGCTACAGCCGTTTACGGTGTAGGTGAGCTTGATGATTCGTATGGCGTAGAAATGCTGTTCGACGCCGCACTTTAAGGTACTCGCGCCCTTCGGGGCGCTTTCCCTTATGGCTATTGTATATCGTGGTGAGCGTTTTGAAGACTACAACGTACCGAAGCGTACACCTCGGCACCCGTCAAAAAGCCACGCGGTATTAGCAAAGCAAGGCGACAGAATAAAGCTAGTGCGATTCGGCGCACAGGGCGCTAAGACGTACCCGCCTAGAGATGGCGAAAGTGCGCGAGATAAAGCAATGAGAAGGGCGTGGTATGCCCGACATGGCGACAGCTTAAAAGGTGCCACAGTATTTGACGCTATTTACTGGGCCGCTAAGGTGAAATGGTGAATTGATGGCATTTAGCACTGATTACAACTTGCAAGAAATCGTGCCAGACATCCTAGACTTTGGCATTGAAAACTTTATTGACGAACACGCTACGGCACAGGCAGAGCTAACCCGCGAGATCAGGAACAGATGGTGGCATCGTCGCGGCATTGCTGGCGAGATGGACGCAACAAAGCTGACTGACAGCCAATGGACAAAAGCCAACAGCTACCTAGTGCTGTGGAAGTATGCGCTACCTAAACTAACAAACTGGGTAGACAATGACCGCTTTTTAGAAATGATCGACTTTTACCGCAATCGTTATGGCGAGGAGCTGGAAGCGGTATTTGCCGATGGCGTCGAATACGACACTGACGGTGATGGCTCTGTAGCTGATAGTGAGAAAAAGCCTCTGCCGACTAACAGGCTTGATCGGTAGTGCAGTTTTCTGTAAGCGACAATCTAGGAGACATTCGCAAGCAGTTTGGCAGGTTTACTTTGCGGATGCGGCAGAATCAGAAGCCAGCAATGCTTGCCGCCATATTGCAGGCACGGACAATTATCGCAGAGCGCACGGCTAAAGGCGTCGATGTAAACGGTGCGCCATTTAAGCCGTACACAGCCACATACGCGGCATTTCGTAGCAGACAGGGCAGAACGGTAACGCCTAATCTGATGTTTACCGGCAGGATGCTGGCAAGCATGAAGGTAACGGCAGACTCGCGCAAAGGCGTGCTGTTTTTTAGCCGAAGCGAAGAAGCTAGAAAAGCCGCATTTAATAACAGAACAAGGCGCTTTTTTGACTTGTCTAAGAACGAGCTAAAGCGAATACAGAATGTGTACTTTAGGAGGCTGACCCGTGAGCGTTAGAGAGGATATTGCCGCTAACCTTGTCAGCGTTTTAAGGTCAGCGACTACGCCATCGCGAATTAAGTATGTAACCCGCGACCCGTTTGACTTCGACAAACTTAGCAACGCGCAGTTTCCGGCGGTGCTTGTACGCTCTGCAAACGAAAGCAGAGAAGATAGCTCTATAGGCGGGTCAGCGTCTGAGCGCATGGCAGTGGCAGAATATGATTTGGTCTGCTTTGTAAAAGCGAAAAACATCGACACGGCACGCAATGCCGTTATTGAGACTGTCGAAGAGGCG